GAATTCGTTTAATAATCGGACCTTTTGGTTCCGGCAAGTCGAGCGCCTGCGTCATGGAGATCATCCGCCGCGGGCATGAGCAGCAGTCCTCAGTTGATGGGATAAAAAGGACCCGGTGGGCAGTGGTACGAAATTGTTTTGACGATAAGACGGAAGTATTAACTGAGAAACGTGGTTGGCAGCTGTTTAAAAACCTCTTGCCGGATGACAAGGTAGCGAGCCTCGTCAAGGGAAGAGAGTTGGTATTTGTCAAGCCGCTGAATTATTACGAGTATCAATATGACGACGTAATGATCGGATATTCCAACCGGAATTTAGATTTTCTCGTTACCCCAGAACACAACCTGTATGCGTCAATGATTAATGGCCGGACGAAAGAAATGTACGGCTATAAATTCCATAAAGCAGAAGATGTTTATGGGATGACGCATTATAGGTTTAAAACCAATGCCGATGAATACAAGGGTGGTTACTCAGAATTTTCGGAAAGAATGTTTGAGTTTTTCGGATTCTGGTTTGCTGAGGGTTATGTCGGGAAGTATCCCCGCAAGGATACACCTGGATATCATTGGCGGTTTACGGTAACACAAAAAGACAACGCTGAATACGTTGCGAAGTTGCTCTCGGATTGTGGTTTTAAATATGGAAAGAATAAGGGTGGCGGCTCGGCATACAATTATTCCATTTACGTCAATGATGATATAAAATCGCTGATTGAAAAACTATTGCCATGTGGAAAGTCAACGACAAAATACCTACCGGACTGGATAAAATCAGCTCCAAGAGGGCACTTGAAGGCGTTTTTAAGGGGTTATGAAGAAGGAGATGGTCACACCAGGACGAATAAAAATGATTCGACAAGGCTTTATACATCATCAGAAAAACTGGCTAACGACCTTCAGGAGATAATATTTAAATCTGGAGGAAGTGCGAGCCTCAGCAAGAGAATAACAAAGCGAAGATCTGGCAGTTTTGTTGGCCAGGGATTTATGTTTGTCTTAACCATTCATCAGCCAAATCAATATCAACCTCAGACCCAGAAAAAAAGTGGATGGTATCAGGAATTATACAAGGGTAAGGTTTATTGCATAGAGGTTCCGAGCCATGTGATTGCAATAAGGCGAAACGGAATAATCTCAATGAATTCGCAAAGTTACAACCAGCTCAAAGACACCACCATCAAGACCTTCCTCGACTGGTTCCCGGACAAGGTCTTCGGCAACTACCGCATCACCGATCACAGTTATATGATCACGGCATTCCCGGGCGTCCAGATCGAAGTGTTATTTAGGGCATTGGATAGGCCCGACCAGGTATCCAACCTGCTATCCCTCGAGTTGACCGGCGCCTGGTTCAACGAGGCCCGCGAGATCCCCAAGGCCATCATCGAAGCCATGGACGGCCGTATCGACCGTTACCCTGCAGTAAAAGACGGCGGCTGCACCTGGACCGGATTGATCATGGATACCAACCCGCCGGACGACGACAGCTACTTATACAAAATGTTCGAGATCGTCCGCCCGGACAGCTGGGAAGTTTTCAAGCAACCATCGGGCCTCTCCGCCCAGGCAGAAAACACCAAGCACCTCGCCAAAAACTATTACGTCAACCTGGCCAAGGGCAAAGACGAGATGTACATCCGCGTCTACATCCATGGCCAGTACGGGTTCATGCTGACCGGTAAGCCGGTTTTTACCAATTACTCCGACAATGTCCACTGCGCAAAGATGATTCTGGAGCCGATCAAAGGCCTTCCATTAATCGTCGGGATGGATTTTGGGTTATGTAACGATGATCAAACAGAGGTGATGACAAATAACGGGTGGAAATTTTTCAAAGATGTCCAGCAAGACGACCTTGTGATGACGAAAGATTTTGAAACAAATATTATTGAATATCAAAAACCAAGTAAATATATAGAGCGAAATTATAGCGGAGAGATGTATTTGTATGAAAATAATAATGTTAATTTTTGCGTAACGCCGGAACATATAATTCCCTGCAGAAAGAAATCTTCAAATGGGGGGAAGGGTGCTTGGTTTAAGGGGAATTATCGGGTAACGGCGGAGAGTTTATACAACAATCCAGGGAAGCATTATGCGATTGACTTAAGGGCGCTATGGGAAGGGAATTCAACTGGACACTTTGGTCCTTTAGAGTGGACTGCTGCTGTTTTTTCGAAATTTATGGGACTTTACTTGAGCGAAGGGAGCTGTGATAAGAAAAATAATAGGATTAATATTGCTCAAGACAAGAAAGATGTAGTATTCCAAGCTATCTTAAACGACACAAAGCTTAATTGGATAAGAGGGGATAAGCTGTGGCGATGTTCCAACCAAAAGCTGAATGATTATTTAAGACAATTTGGCTATGCAAAAGAGAAATTTATTCCCGATGAAATAAAGAGGATGGATAAAGAAGAAATTCTTTTGTTTATAATGACTTATACTAGGGGAGATGGCCATATAAGGGTACGCTCAAATGGTGCAGAAGAACATACGATATTTACCATATCAAGGAGAATGGCCGATGACTTTCAGGAGCTGGCGCTGAAGGTTGGATGGTATGCAAAAATCAGAAAAGTAAAACCGCAAGACTCTACAATTTTTGAAAACGGAAGGGGTAGGTTGATTCACAATGAGGGTGGGTATAGCATCACTTTTAAAAAGCGAGCAACTTTTTCAAGAATACAAAAGAAATATTTTAGTAAAATTCATTATTCTGGGAAAGTTTATTGCTTGACCGTTCCCAATGGAACGCTTTATATTCGCAGAAAATTAACGCCGAGTTGGAACGGGAACTCTCCGGCCTGTACCATCGGGCAGATCACTCCCTTCGGCCAGCTGCGTATCCTCGATGAATTAGTGTCAGACGGCATGGCCATCAAGCAATTCGCGATCAACCAGCTGTTACCCTTACTCCGCAGCAAATACTGGGGGTTCGACATCGCAGGTTACGGCGATCCTGCCGGCAGTGCCCGTTCCCAGACAGACGAGTCCACCTGCTTCGACGTCCTGCACAGCTCAGAGATCGGCCTTCAGAATGTCATCTCCGCCCCGACCAACAGCATCGTTGCGAGAGTAAGCGCAGTCGACAATTTCCTCTGCAAAATGGTGAATGGCGAACCGGGTTTCCTGTTATCCCCCAATTGCCGATACCTCCGCAAGGCCATGAACGGCGACTATCATTATGCCCTGGAGAAATCCTTCCGCGGCGGCCAGCAGGAAGCGAAAGACATGCCGGTAAAGAACTTCAGTTCCCATATTGCCGACAGCGCAGAATATCTCTGCCTTTACATTGATGAAAAACAGGAGTATGAGAAGCATAAGAAAGCGTTATTGAGCCGCCTGAACCTGCGGAACCATCATCCTGCAAGCAGGATCGGCGGATATTAAGGCGAATACTGAAACCGACACGAAAATTAAGGGGAGAAAGGCATGATGGCGAATGGACCAAATCCAGGAGGAGTTTCAGGAATCAAAACGTGATTCGGAGACCATGCGGGCATTCGGGTTCCGCCTATACAACCAGTTTTCGGCAAACAAGGCGTTTCGCCGGCCGAAGGAACTTCAGTGGCTCGAGGACCTGCGGGCGTACAAGGGCGTCTACGATCCCGACGTCCGTATCGACCCGGACAATTCCCATGTTTATCCCAAGCTGACGCGCTCGAAAGTTAACATCGTTCTGTCGCGCCTTCATGAAATGCTTTTTCCCGACCAGGACCGCAACTGGGAATTAGCCCCGACCCCCGAGCCGGTCATCCAGGCAGCCCTTGTTTTCCAGATTGCCCAGCAGATTACCCAGCCTCCTCCCATCGATCCTCAGACAGGCCAGGTCCAGATAGACCAGCAGACCGGACTGTCCATGCAACCCATTCCGCCGACCCGCGAGCAGCTTAACGAAGCCATCAAGGATTTCGCCAAGCAAACCGCCGCCCTAATGCAATCCGAAATCGACGACCAGCTGACCGAGATGGATTATCCGGAGGTCGCCAAGAAGGTTTTGCGGAGCGGCCTCCTGTACGGAACAGGAATCCTGGCCGGTCCGTTAGTCAACAAGCGTCAGAAAC